GAAAGTCAGAGGTACCTGTAGTAATCCCCTGAAGATCTCTATATGTAGTTAAGTCAATTAAATTTGCCATAGTAAGTCCATTAGTAAAAACTTGGGGGAGCGAACTCCCCCAGTTTATGTTACGCCTGTGTAACGATCTTAACAGCTGAACGATTGCCAGCAGCATCAGCAACCAACTCTTCAAAACCGAGTGATTGAGTTGCAACAATAACACGACGCTGATTACCAACTTCGTAATCCTGCTCTACCATGACACCACGAAGACGTGGGATCGCGTAGTTACGCATGTTAACAGCAAAAGCAGTGGCTACAGGGGTAGTACCATCGCCTTCTGGAAGGAAGCTATCAGATACTACTACTGGGGAACCGTATACAGAACCGATAACACCTGTGATCTTAGTAGCAACGTCAGAACCAACATCAGTGATATCAGCAAAAGCTGGATCAGCAATCAGCTCATAGTAACGAGACTGTGAGACGATATAAGCAACGTCTGTAGCATTGATACCATACTTGCCCATGTCCTTACGTGCAGTCAACAACTGAAGTGCAGTAAGCTGCTCTACAGAGCTGATGTCTAATGCATCGGCAGTGGCAGTAGCGTAACCGCTCAGACCAACAATACTACCAGAACCGTTGATGATAGCGTTGTCAACAGCACGAGCGTGAGCACGGGCAACTGAGTCGATAAGCATAGGCATCAGGTTGATGAGAACTTCTTCATCTACATGGTTGTCCATGAAAGTCTGGCTGATCAAACGATAAGCATTCAATACTACCTGTGATGGCTTGTATGTGTTATCAGCAGCGCCACGATTTTCCAAGTTACCAGCAGCAGCAGCGCCAGTTTGGAATACGGCAGCTTCAACATCAGGCTGGATTGGCAATACAGTAGCAGCGCCATTTACTTGGATCTCACGGAACAGACCAGCTGTACGCAAGTTCAAAGTAACTTCCTTCTCGATCAAACGAGATACTTCCTGATCGATATCACCGGCATTGGTAGCATAGTCGATACCAGCTTTTTCCATAACGCCACGAGCAAAAGCAGTGTTCATGCCCTTGCCTGTCATAGTGCCCAAAAGGCTAGCGTGCATGAAGTCTTTGCCCCACTTAGAGATGCTATCAGTAGAACCTGAACGATCAGAGAAAACGCGCTTGCTCTCTCGCATTTTAGCAATTTCAGTAGATTTTTCTTCCAGATCTTTTGAGAACTTAGCAATAACTTCTGCCAGATCTGCATCTTTTTGCTGCATAGCTGCTTTAACGTCAGCCAAAAGGGCTTCAGTACCAGAGACAACGCCAGACTGAATTGCAGATTTAACTTGCTCTTCTTGTGCTGATTTAGCTTGCTCTTCTTGTGCTGATTTAACAGCTTCTTCTTTAGCGGCTGCTTGATCAGCTGCTTTTTGTTCGGCTTGCTTGATTGCAATGTGAGCGGCTGTCTCAGCAGCTACCTTCTTAGCAAAAGCTTCCAAGTCGATTTTGGACTCGTCCATTTTGATCTCCTTTGTTGCGGATTTTTCCGCGCTTGTCAGTGTTTCTCTAGCTATATTTGATGTATTAACATCTTCCTTAGCCAGAGACTGACTGGCTAGATCTACACGATTAGTGAAAGTTTTTTTAAAGGCTTCGTACTCTTCAGAAGAGTCAAAAGACTTTGATAAAGAAAAAGTAGCTGCTTGATTACAAGGTACGGAAACAACCGATACCTCAAATAACTCAGCATCCTTAATCATAAGTCCATCGGTTTCCTTAATATAATCAGCATCCTTGACTCGGAAACCAACAGAAAAGGCTCCAAGAACACCGTCTTTAACAAGTTCAGCAATATTACCAGGGGCATTTTTGCTAATCTTACATTCAAGTTCAAGACCGTTAGGTCCTGCTTTCATTCCTGTTGCTCGTCCTATTGGACGATCATAGTCATGATTAAAAAGAATTATAGGGTTTTTTTCAAAATTATTTAATCCACCCTTCTGCCAGGCTTCCGCCGAGATAGAATCACCCGCGCGATCGAAGTCAGACGTACTTGCCATTCCGCGAATAATAACAGAACCGTCATCACTCACTAAAGACTTAAAGGTGGATGTAAGACTAAAAATTTTATCCATGATCTTACTTATCCGTTTTTACTGCTGGGGCAGTCTCAACCTTACTAACTGTAGTGGGTCTAGTTACTAAAGGTCTGGTGGTAACTGCCACCTTAGGTGCAGTAGCCTGCACTGTAGTGGTAGTTTTTACAGTTTCCACCTTTGGTGGTGAAACTTTTGTTGTAGGCGGTGTTATAAGAGCGAACAACTCTGGTTCATACGTCTTTAACATACCCACCATAGTAGAATAGTTGCCAAAAACCCCAATTAAAGTCCGTAACATAATTGGAACATCTCTAGCGACGGAATATTCTTCCCTACTTAGTACTTTATTCTTTTTTGCAAAATATACACATAAATTATGTATTGTTTTTTTACGTTGCAGATTCTTTTTAGACATTCTTGTCTCCTGCTGTACTACTAGGAGCACCGCCTTGGTCTGGATTTAGAGCACTTCCTGCAATATTGGCAGGAACTCTTAAGTCGCTATGGCCTTCTAAAATCTCAAAACCTAAACGCTCTCTTGCCTCATTTGGGCTAATAATTCCACCATTTACTAGTGAACTAAAGTATTGTGACTGGTCTCTCAGCTCTGGCTGTAGAGCAGGAATATCTGTTAGGTCTTCTGTAATATAGTAACCAAAAAATCGCTCTAAAGATTTATTAGTTTTTCTTACAATAGGAAGAATAGTTTCTAAATAGTACAATCGCATATTTGGACGAATATTTGCATTATTGCCTGAGTCGAGTAAGATAGGAGGCACACCTAATGCCTTTAAAATAATCTTTTCATTCTCTGCAATAGCTGATTGAAAATCTAATTCTTTAAAATTAACATTTGAAATAGTGTCTATTTCAAGACCTCCATCAAGAATAAGAGGGCGACGTCCACCTGCTTCTGGTTTGTATCTAGCAGTCCATGATTGTATCATACGTTCTTTGATTTTTTCAGATAAAGTATTAGGACTTTTTAGTACAAGTCCTGGGACTGCACCGTTTTTAAAGAAGTTATCCTGAAATTTACGCATAGACATCAGAAGTTGAATAGTGCGTAGAGCAGGACTTAATCTAGGAACACCTCTATAGATAGAATAGAAAGAGTTTTCTTTTATGTGTATGATTTCACTTGTACTATAATTAACTCTTTCATTAAAAGAGTAATGGTCAATATATGTTGTATCACTAGAATGAATTGTCATCTTGGATGCGGGCAGATGGTATAGGTGTGCCCCATCAAAGTAGATAAAGATGTTACCATCAATTATCATATCTGTAATTAGGTTTCTACGAAAAGTACTAATATCTTGAAAGGGGTTGGGTTCTACGTTTAATAATATATCTACTCTGCTTCTTTTGATCCCTTTAACAACGCTAGTACCTTTTGTTGGCTCTCCAACTATTACGTTGATTTCTGCAGAGTCATCTACTATCATATTTACGGAACGGTTTACAATCTCTAGCTCCTCATATGCCTTTTCATAGGCATAAATAGGCTCTCTAGAGTTGTCTATTTTGTGATCGTAATAAGGTTGTGCGGGATTGAGTTTTTCATACAACTCATCTGCATCTAAAGCCTTACTAAACGGATTATACCATGCCATGTTTTTCTCGTTGAATCTCAACCCAGTTCATCTGCTTTTTAGCAGTGCCTAAACTTGGATTTCTACCGTAAAGTGAATGTAATTGTAGATGATGTGTATGGCAGATAGTTACTGTATCTTCATACAACTCTGTCTGCATCTCTTCAATAAACTCGTCTCTCCAGATAACTATGTATTCATCAGTATAGTGGTCTGGTCTTATCTTTTGTTTCTCTTTTAACCACTTTACTAGTAGTGGACTTAGACTATAAAAGTGATGAAAGTCTAATTGTTTCTGCTCTCCGCAGATATAACATTCGGAGCCTTTATCATATCTGGACTTAGCTCGGTCTCGAATATATTTTATTTTGTCTCTTTTCATTTCCATTTCTTAATACCAGAATTATATCGTGTGGAAGGTATATTGTCAAATACTATTTTTCAGTAGGTATCTTTAGAACCCACTATTAGTCGTTTGAAATGAGTAGCAGGCGTACCGCAGAGCATCTGCCATGTGCGATGCTCTATTATGCTTTGGCTTTTCCCTGGCTAGGTTGGGATTTGGATCCCATTGGTATTGATCAAGAGCGGATAAAGATTCTAAACACTTTTGATCTACCATCAAATTATCATTGTCAACAATAGCGGCAACGTGACTAATACCGTCTAGTACTGATTTTTTAGCATTGATAGTGCTAATATCATAATTCTGTGCAAAGTCAAAGCGTGTTTGCTGTGCGGCAGAATCGATATAAATATAATCAATATTCCATTTATCAATTAACCTGCTAATCTCGGCAGCATGTTGGTCTGTAGTTTGTTCTGCGTTTAAGTATTCATCTAGTAGGAAATACTTTTCTTCTTCCCAATCATATGCGATTACACAAAAAGCTGTAGGGTCTCTAAAACCAACGTCTAGTCCTGCAAAAACATCCATTCTAGAAGTATCTAGTTCACTAAAGTTACCTACACATAGTTCGTGATCAAAGGGCCATATCTGACCTTCAAAGGTATTAAAGTCAGCTTCGTACTCTTGAGCAAACTCCGCTTCGGACATACTTTTTCGAGCTTCACTAATATCACTTTCAGACATTCGTGGATTATCTTTATATGTTGCTCTTATAGAAGCCCATTGAGGAAACTCTTCATTAAAGCCTCTATCAAAGAATTCTGCAAACCAATTGTTCCGACCCCGTGGCGTAGATATAAAGATTGCTTTTGAGTTTGGCTTATCAAGTGTTGGTCGAAGTGCTACATTAAACGCATCACGACCGTCTGCTAACGCTGCCTCGTCAAATATAATTAAATCGTAACTTCGACCAACACATGAGTCCACCTGGTTCACGGAACCCATACGGATTGTAGAACCATTAGAAATTTCAATCACTTTATCTTTTGCGTTATCTTTTGTAACCTCTAAGTCAAAGTGTTTGATCAAGTTTCTCTGTAAGTCAAAAGAAATTTGAGATAACTGATAGTTTGGTGACATGATTAGGATATTGGAATTTGGCACTAAAGATACTAGTTGCCCAATAACATTAGCAATATAAGTCTTACCTTGTCGTCTAGAAAGAGCTGCACAAATAAATCTATATTTAGGATTATTTACAGCATTAATTAGAGCCACTTGAGAAGGGAGAGGTTCAATCCCCAGCAGTTCCAAATAAGGGGCTACTGGGAGCTTGATATATCTATTATCAGGATGATACTCTAGTAGGCCATCTCCTACTATATCTAACCTGCTTAGTTGTAATGCCATCTAGGGCTCCAGTTTAAGAATTAAGTACTGCATTAGATACTATTATTAAATCAAACGAGCATGATATATCGGCATTTGCAGTACCAATAGCTCGTACATCTATATCTGTCTTTTCTGTTAATACCACGGGGGAGCTGTAGTTTATAGTATGGTCCATTTGATATAGCACACTTCCACCGACTACTCGGAAAGCTCCTCCAAGGGGCCGAGCAAACATTGATACTTCGGCACTCTGGGCTTTACTTGCTACCATCTGTATAGTGTTTAAAAATCCAGTGCAGCCTCCTGGAATTGTATACAATGACTGTAAGGTTTGGCCTCTAGCTTCCTTAATAAAAGTAATAGCTACACTATTTGCATTACGTACAGTAATCTTTCCAACATTAGTTTGAGTTACCATAAAAGCACGATTAACTCTATGCCATATTTTAGTACCTGTTGCTGGGACTACTCCAGTTAAAGTAATTGTTTCTTCCTGGAAATCATAATTAGAGTCTAAGCCCTGTAAAGTAACTGCCGTAACATCACTTCCAGAGCTAGAAACTACAGTAACAACACTTGCATCGCCAATTACAGGCCAAGGATAGAGAATGGTTGCAGCTTCTTCAGCTCCTGTCCATACAGTATTCCAGCCTGCTGTAGCAGTTCCCTTTACTATACCAAACTTATGAACAGCACTATAACCTTCTAGTAACCCCGCTGCGATTGGGACGTTTGTGATATTAGTTACGGGGAGAGGATTTTGTGTAGTTACAGGGCGACCGTCATTAGTAGCAGACGCTACTATATTTACACGGTTAGGCGTAGTTGACTGCTGATTAGATGTAAGTAATTGGCTATTAGTTTGTGTAGCCATTATAGATCCTTAGATGATTTAGAAACTTCTTTGGCTTTACCAATATTAAGTGCAAAAATATCAATCCACTTATAAACTTTTGCCCAAAGAACATCATCTTTAGGGGTTGATGTGCTAGCAGTAAAGGTGGAACACATCATTACAATAACGGGAAGAGCTTCTACTATTTGCCACACGACATCGATCATTTTTTAATTTTCCCTATAGCTTCCTTTGCATAAAAGGCTG